GCCACAGAAGTTGAGAACCTCAAAGAGAAGAGGGCAAGCACTAGTTGGACAGATAATGTCGACGCCGTATACAGAGACTACGGGCTCAGAGCTACAGTCCGAATACCTCAAAGCGCTTGACGAAAGCGCGAAGAAGATCAGACTCTCTAGTTCGAAAGTGAACGCATTTCCCATCGAAGAAAACTTCGACAGTTGATGCCAACTCCCGTCCTTCAGCCTGGTGGCCTTAGAACGGAGGTCGTCGAGAAATATCGCCCAATCAATGGGCAATAGCTCGTAGATGAGCTCCGTACATATGGTGTCACTCGCCATCGAGAGATCGATGGTTGCAAGCCCACGCGCAACACCGTCGCGCGCGAGAAGCTGGTTGACCGTCTGATCATCCAGATTGACACCAAATCGCATGAGCCTTCGCCTAAGATATCTTCCAACCCCCTGCTGGAGGAAGGAATTCATCGTCGGTTCGGCACTGATCGTTCGATCAGTCTTTGCGTTTTTAGGCACAAAGATAATGCGATTGCCAGACACAACTCTAAAGCACGAGGGGAGAACTAAATAGTTCCCTTCGGGTCTGATGCCAGAAATGGCCTCAAACCATACGGGGTCCGACTCAATTACACTCCTAGCATACTTCATGGCGTGAGCTGTGACTGTGAGAGGAAGAGCCGTGATTTTCTTTTCCACAGACGCCTCTGACCTTCGCAGGTCGAACGTGGCGCCTGGGCCCCATTTACACCAATCGAGCATCAAGGAAACCTTAAGTGAACCGAGGATAGCGGCTATTTTACGCTGAGCGTCAAAAATGACGCTTTGAACGCGACCAGGAGTTGGTCGAAGCCGAAATTCTCGGAAGTACTTGTTGGTCTCATGACACTTCTCCTCAGCCAGTTTCCACTTGGCAAAGGCGACGCGGTCTTTCTCGATACCAAAGTCCAAATCCCTAACTTTCGAAAGGAACTCAGACGACAGATAATCGAGCGCAAACCTTGTCGAATCAGCGTAGTCAGCAGCTCTTAGAGAAGTCTCAAAAAGAGACTCAGAACCATATCGCAAAGATATGGCGGCTGCTAAGGTCTTTGAGGAATTCATATCCTCTAGTAGACAGAAGATCGCTCTCTGCACAACACCATCACTGGTGACCTTCGACATAGGAACTCCTTAAAGGAACAACAAGAATTCATCAGCACAGAGCTGCTCTAGGCCTAGAAGAGGATTAAAATCCCCATCCCAGCCAAAAGCAACAAAATGATGATGAACTCTCCCA